GGCTTGCCCCGCAATACCAGAAAGACCGGGGAGGCTCCGGCGCATCGCTTGACGAGAGAGCCAAAGATTTAATACAAGCCCTCTACCTTGATTCGCATAAACCGAGCGTCAGAACCGTTGAGCGCGACATCAAGCAATTTGGATATGATTTAAATTATTCCGTTATTAATCGCTATATAAATAATGAAATCCCTTTGTCAGTGAAAACATTTTATCGTATGGGGGAGAAAGCCTACCACGACCGCTTCGACCCATCCATCACCAGAGACTATACATTATTCCGGCCTATGGAATGGGGCGTGGGCGATCACCACCTTTTTGATTTTGTGATCACGCACAAGGGCCGCATCTTCCGGCCTTGGCTCACCCGCTTTGACGATATGCGGAGCCGGTACATCTGCGGTTGGCACATCGACATTATTCCAAATACCCTGACTATCCTCCGCGCCTTAAGCATGGCCGTTGAAAACTGCGGCACATTTGACAATTTACTCATCGATAATGGAAAAGATTTCCGAAGCCACTGGTTCGCTGGTAGCGCATGGAAAGAACGGAAAATGAAACTGGACAAAGAGACTTGCAATCTGATCGAGGGCGTTCTGCATGACTGCGGAACGCTCGCGCATTTTTGTATACCGTATCGCGGACAGTCAAAACCGATTGAGAGAGCCTTTAGAACGGACATTGAGCTTTTTGAAAAGCGGATGGAGACCTACGTTGGATCGAACACCGCTACACGGCCTGACGAAGCGAAGCTGTATTGGGGCCGGATTAATGGCCACGACAAAATTGAAGTAACGCTGACCCTTGAAGAATTGCGGAAGCGTTATGCGGAATATGTAGCGTGGTTTAACAGCGAGTGGCATCATTCCGGGCAAGGCATGGACGGCAAAACTCCGGCACAAGTCATGCAAGAAAATCGGGGGCCGCGAAAAGAAATATCTGAAGAAATGCGGCGGTATATTTTCACAAGGCGTGAAAAACGCACCGTAAATAAAAATGGCGTAACCATTGACGGAATCGAATACTACAATCCGCAAATGGTGCAATACGTTGGATCGCAAATTGAAGTCCGCAGGGACATCGACAAAATAGGAACCGTATCTTTATATAGCCTTCCTTACCGTACCTACTTATTCGATGCGGAAAGCGATGTCCTAAAAGATTTTGGGATACCGGAAGAGAATATGAGGGCGCAGAGGACAGCCCAGCGCACGGCCCGAACCCACCTGACAAAATTTGCAAAAGAAGCATCGGAAATCCGGCAGACCGTCAAAAGCCCTGCTGAACTTGCGGCAGATCAAAATAAGGAATCCTTTGATGAACGGCTGGTCGTGAACGGCGATCCAATACAGGCATCGCCGCTATCTCTTGTAAATGCTCCTAAGCGGAAAATCAAAGGGATATTCGATGTTGACTAACGGCATTAGCCGCCTCGTTGAGGTGGATAAAAATTTTAAGCATACAAGGAGCGAGATTGTATGAGCGATTTGTTTGATAAAGAACTGCATAAAAAGTTCTTTGGGATTGTAGGCTCTCCCGATGAGGGCAAGCGGATCAGCCAAGCTAAAGCGGCTATGGCATTGGGCTATTCAAGCGGTGTTATATCTGCCTACAAAAGCCTGACGTATAACGGCGATATCAAAACGCTGGAAAAAAAGATTGACGCATGGCTCAAGCGTGAAGCCCGGAGGCTTGATAGGCTGGACGTGCCTGTCGCGGAAACCAGCACACTGGAAAAAGTGCGGAGGGCGATTACCATCGCGCAGGACGAGGGGGATATCGCCGTAATTGTAGGCGAATCGGGAACCGGGAAAACAACTGCTTTGCGTCAATATGCGCTGGAAAGCCAGTCTGCCATTTTAATAGAGGTCGATCCTAGCTTTACTCAAGTAACATTAATGAAAGAAATCGCCCGGACATTGGGATTAGAGGCAAAGGGCGGACAGAACTTAATAATTGAGAGAATAACCGCAACCCTCGCAGAACGCGATGCCGTTCTTATTGTTGACGAAGCTGATTATCTTTCCGACAGCTCCCTTGAATTGCTAAGGCGGGTAATTAACGACAAATCAAATACCGGCGTTGTGCTTGCTGGCCTCCCCCGCCTTGAATTCAAAATCCGAAACCTCCGCAATGACCACCAGCAATTGCAGAGCCGCATAGGAGTCCTGATCAAACTAAGCCCACTAAAAAAAGCCGATGCGGAAAAGATCATCGCCGGGGTTTGGAAGGACGTTTCAAAGCAGATAATTGACTCGTTTGTTGAAACGGCCAAAGGCTCGACCCGCACGTTGGTAAAGCTCATGGGGCGCGTCCACCAGATTATGGGCATTAACAAAATCGAAAAGCCGGACGCTGAAGTGATCGCCGAAGCTGGCGAACTGCTGATGAGGTGAAGCCATGAATTATTCTGGATTGGTAAAAGCTTTGAGAGCTTCTCTGAAAGTGGTTTTTGAAAATCTTAATTTTAAGTGTTCGGTCTGCATCCAGAACATTAATACCTCTGTGCTGTCATTCGCAAATATGGAAAAGGCTTCGGTGTCATGGGGAAAAAAAGAATTGCGCCTGTTTGATCCGAAGCGGTCTACTTTCAAATTTCCATATACGGAAATCGAGAGATTCTCGGAAATTCCGGGCCGCAAGGATATCGAAATTGTCCTTCGCGGAGGGATAGTGGTTTCCATCAGGGAAGCCCAATAAAAAGACAATAACTGGGAGGGGAACTATGGTCGGATTTATTTATCGCGTTGCGATGGACATAAAAGACTTTGGGGAACGCTTGGCTCATCGGAAGCCAAGCGGGAAGCGAAGCAAATTAAGGTGGCTTGCAGGGCCTATATGCAGGGTAGGGCTGGCATTGCGTGACTGGATATCGGCCTATCCGATTCATTGAGGAGATCAAATGAGGGCTAACAAATATTACCGCGATGAGAATGGCGCAAAGGTTTTTGTCTCATCCGGCATTGCTACTGACGGGAAGACATGGTTGACCGTTCGGCAAAAAAACGGAAAGGGAACGCACCGGATAAAATCCCCCGCTCTTCCCATTAGAGAAACATCTGCCAAAGCACAAAAAGATTTGGATGCCTATGCGAGGGAAAAAGGTTGGGAGTCCTTTTGTGAATTCCGAGAAACCAATTTAAAGCGCACAGGAGGTAAACAATGAGTTACAGCGACACAAAAAAAAGTTCTATCAATTTAGTGGATTCATGGCATATCGGTGATGCCTATTGGATTGTCAAGTTAGCCTTTCACCCTGAAATGGCAAATTTATTAAAGCGCACAGGAGGTAAACATGGCGCGGTTAAAACCACAAGTGGGAAAAATTGACACGTTGGATCAGGCCAATCTGGTTCTCAAGGAGATCGGTCTGTTAGAAAAGGAGCTTGAGGCTATTGATGCCGAGGCCCACAAGCAAATCGCAGAAATCAAAGCGGATGCGGCAAAGAAAGGTGAAGGCATCCGCAAACGGATTGCCGATGATTCCGCTTTGCTAAGTGCCTATGCGGGATACAACAAGGCCGAGCTTTTCAAGGACAAGAAAAGCGTCCAGCTTTCATTCGGCGTTTTTGGTTACCGCAAAAGCACGTCCATCAGCGTCAAGAAAACAACGCTTGAGCTTCTGCGGAAGCTCGGGCTGACCAAATGCATATTGGTCAAGGAAGAGCCGTCCAAAGAAGCGATGGCGGAATTGGACGATGAGACATTGGCTCAAGTGGATGCCGTGCGGAAAATCAAGGACGATTTTTTCTGCGAGGCGGACAAAGAGGAGATCAACAAAGAACTGCTCAAAGAGCAGGTAGCGTAAAAAATAAAGGCCAGAACGCCCGATGTCAGGCCGCCAAAACAACAATAAGAACCATGCCCGGAGCGTGTTACGGCCGCCCGGGAACGAGAGTGGAAAGGGAATGGCGTGGCGTCGCCGCGATCTGCGGGTAGGCCCTAAAAGGGGTTCATAAGGGGCGAAAAAATGAAAGGCGAAATTGACAAAGATTTTTATTGTTCAGATCTTGGAATACACACCTGCGAAGTGCATGGGTGTGCAAAGGAACAGTGCAGTAAATACCTTCGCAAATACCCAACTCCTGAACAGTATAAAGAAAGGTACGGCGAAGAGTGGAAAGGGGCGGCGTACTTCCATTGCATATGTAGCGAATGCGACACCGAATGCGAAGCTAAAGAATGGGCAACACAAGCTCCTTGCTGTATATATAAACCCATTATTATTTGCGCCTGTACCCCATTTGGAAAGCCGCCGTCCGGCTGGAGGCCGCAATGACCGCCCCAGCTAAACTGCCGATCACCAACAGAAATACCAAGCTGTCCCTGATCCACATTGCCAAGAAAAATTCTGGCATAGCGGACGATGCCTACCGCATCCTGCTGGAAGGGGCCGCCGGTGTCGATAGCGCGGCAAAAATAGAATTTGAATACCAGTTTAAGGCCGTTATGGAAGCCTTTAAAAACCTGGGCTTTAAAAGCACTGCCAATAGCGGCGAAAAGAAAACCCGCCCTCAATGGACAGACGAATGGGGCGGCACAGAAGATCAGCGGGCCAAGATCGAAGTTTTATGGAAATCCTGCGCCCGGAATAAAAGCGAAATAGCTCTCCGGGCTTTTATAAAACGGATTACCCATGTTGATCACCCGCGCTTCCTCAACGTGGAACTGGCGCAGAAGGTGATCCTCGCCCTTGAAGCAATGGCGCGGAAAGATGCCAAAAAAGGAGGAGAATAATGTTCCAGTTAAGCCTATTTAAAAGAAAGACTGCGGAACAGGCTCTTGAACTGGCTTCATGGTTGCGAATTGAGATCAGCGATTTGCGCCATGAACTGAAAGAAAAACAGGTCGCGCTCGCAAAATGCGAAAAGGCTTTGAACAAATTAGAAGGGATGCTGACCGATTTGAAGCAAAGGGAATTGTTTGATGAAGAGCAGGCAAAAGGGAGTAAGCAGTGAGCGATCCTCGCATGGAACAGGAATTATTTGAAGACCTCCAAAATAAAAAAGACGAAACGAAAACGCAAAAACCAGAAGTGCCGCAAATTGATAAAGATGACTGGAGCGGCGATTTTGAGCAATTGGAAGATCTTGTCGGTGAAGAAGCGGCATGGAAAATCGCGGAGGTGTTTGCCGGGTCAACCATCTATATACCAAAGAGCATTCTCACAAATAAA